TCCTAGTTGAGACCAGCCACCTATTTTTTCAGGTGTGCCGTATCTAAAACGTACATTTTCCCCGTCTGTCCACTGTGATTCAGCTCCGGTAGATGTAACTTGTTTATTGAATCCTGGTAAAAAACCTAATTTCTGTAACATAAAAACCTTTGAAATATTTAAATTATAGTATATATTAAATAAATAGAGAATGAAAGTTAGAAAATTATGTTAAAAATAATAAAAGAAGTAATAACTCTACAAGATTCCTTTGATTTATACAAAGGTCTTACCAATGAAAACATGTGGGCCCTAAATAGAATTTCTACAGCAGGTAATATGGGGGGAGCTTTTCCAGGTGTAACTTTTTTAGATGAAGGTGAAATAATATATAACGACCGCTATTGGATAGGATATTTTAAGTGTTTATTTGATAGAATAAATCAAAAATTAAAAGAACAACACAACTTCAATATACCTAGCAAAATTAGAAGAATAGCTTTAAATGCTCAAAACAATAATCATTACACAGAGTTCCATGGTGATAGTTGTGTAGGTAATTCATACAGTATTGTTGGTTTTTTAACACCCCAATGGGCAGAAGAGTGGGGCGGAGAATTAAATGTTCAAGGTGAGGTTATTAAATACGTTCCTGGGGATTTTATATTATTTGATTCTACTAAAACACATTCATCACAAAAAATAAAAAAAGAAACGCCTTATTGGAGAACATCTATAAATTATCTAACAGAATATATTAAATAAAAATGATTAGAATAGTTAATGACTTTTTTGAAGAAGATAAATTTAATCAAGTCTTATACCACGTAAAAAATAAAATATACTACAGTCCAAGATATTTCGAGGGTGGTCCAGTAGGACATAAAAAAACACATGATGATCATTATGGAAATAGATTTACTTTAAATAAAGATAAAAAACTTCTTAATGTTTTTATGAAACAGGCTGAAAAAAAATTTAATTTTAAAATTACAAAAATATATAGTGATTGTGGTATTGACATGAGAAATTTAAAAACGTTTCAACCTCACCACGATTACGTTGATGGTATAAAACTTAATATTTTAATTATGCTAGATGGTCCAATCGGTGTTACAACAGGAACTGTTTTTTATACAGATGGAGAGTTAGATATACACGTTGGTTTTAGACCAAATCGAGCAGTTTTATTTCCATCAAACTATGTACATTCTGCTCATCAAAGTGAAACAGAAAATTTAAAAAGATACACAGCAACTTTGTTTGTAGAAGATTATGAGTCATTAAAATGAAAGATCATTTAGATGCAGTCATGAGTTTGAATAATATTATTAATGTAGAATTTATTAATAAATTAGTGCCTTTTATAAAATACAAAGCTAAAAAAAATATGAAAATTTTTGGCAATCGTGTAAACACCAAAGTTAGAAACGTAAAAGGTCATCATTTAATTGTTGATAACGGTCCTACAGATACGTTTTATTGGAATTATATAAAAAAAGAAATAGAAAGATTATATAGTTTTTATAAAATTAAATTTCCTAAAATGGAAAGTTTTAAAATTAATCAAATAGATTTATTAAAATATGGTGTTGGTGGAAAATATAATGTGCATACAGATAATGGTACAGGTCTTAATAGACATTTAAGTATTATAATGAATTTAAATAATGATTATAAAGGTGGAGAATTAATTTTTACAGATCAAAAAAATAAAGAAATTAAAAAAATAGAGTTAGAAAAAGGATCTATTGTTTTTTTTCCAAGTAACTTTATGTACCCACATGGTATTCAACCAATTATAGAAGGAACAAGGTATAGTATTGTTGCATGGCTAGAATAGAAAATAAAATAATTAAAAATTTCTTTAGTAAAAAAGAACTAGATGTTCTACAAAAATATTGTAGAAATAGATTAGATGAAGATACAAGTTATACTTTAGATGGTCAATCATTTTCACCTGCATGGTATAGAGACCCTTTAATGACTTCTTTGTTAGATGTTAAATTACCTATGGTAGAAAAAAAATCTAAACTAAAATTATTTCCAACCTACGCTTATTGGAGATATTATGTATACGGCGGTACGTTAATTAAACATTTAGATAGACCTTCATGTGAAATATCTGTTACTGCTTGTATAAAAAAAGAAGATAACTGGCCTATTGTTGTTGAAGGTAAAGAATTTGAATTAAAGGAAGGAGAAGCTATTTTATATAATGGACTTTTTCAAAAACATTGGAGACCTGGAGTTTATAAAGGAGAAGGTATGGCTCAAGTTTTTTTTCATTATGTAAATAAAAATGGACATTTTACACACCATCAATATGATAGTTATCTTAAAACAACAGGACTTACTAAATCACAAGGAGATTTAAAATGGATGAAAAAACAGTAAATATAAATAATTTTATTGGAATTTATGATAATTACATTCTTAAAGAAGAATGTGATAAAGCAATAGAATTGTTTGAAAAACAAAATGAATTTAATAAATCTATTAACAGAATAAATTCAGAAAAAGCTGCGGTCACACATAAGCAAGACCAACAATTATTTTTAACACCTAATAATTTAAATGTATGGTGGGGAGAAGTAAAACCAATGTTATTAAATTATGATATGGCTTGGAGTCATTACATAAAAAATACAGGAGCAGATGAAGCTTATGATGGAGGAAATTTTCATTTTACAAATATAAAAATACAAAAAACTTTACCTACGGAAGGTTATCATATTTGGCATATAGAACATGGTAAAGGGTTTTATAATGAAGCAAGAGCTTTTGTTTATACTATTTATTTAAATGATGTTGAAGAAGGTGGAGAAACAGAATTTTTACATTTTTCAAAAAGAGTAAAACCTAAAGCAGGTAGAATAGTTATTTGGCCTGCAGCATTTCCATACTTACACAGAGGTAATCCACCTTTAGCAGGTGAAGGTAAATATATTTTAACTTCTTGGATGATGTTAAGACCTTAATTAGGTTTTTATAATATATATAATAGTTAGGTACGGCTGTAAAACTGATACAGCATCTCCAGTAAAGTTAGCACTCATATTGTGAGAGTGACTGTTTCCAGAACCCGATGCGTTTACGTTTCCTGATTGAGTTCCTGTTGGTCTAGTATAGGATTGAGCTGTGTGGAAATGCCATTGCCGTCCTGATTGGTGTGCAAAACCTCCGTTATGACTATGTGAAGCTAATTGAGATGTAGATAAAGTTGCATTAGCTGTTGATCCTGCAACGTTTCCAGTCGCTGCCACAGTATTAGAACCACCTGTTGAACCCACTGCTTTGTTGTTTGATTTTCCAACCGGTACATTATTAGCTAAGTTAGGCACATTGAAAGTAGATGAACCATCCCCTGCTCCGTAAGTTGTACCTACGATTGCAAATAAAGCTGAGTAAGTGCTTCTTGAAACTGCTGTTCCATCACACTCTAAATAGCCTGTTGGTACTGAAGAATCTGACCAAGGAATAATAGTTGCCGTAGGAATTCCTTCAATATCCGTAAGATTTGCTCCGTCAAAGTTATATTTTGTAGCTTCGTAATTTGACATAATTTATCCTAAGTTTTTATTATATATACAACAGTTATATAGGGTTGTACAACTGAAGTTGCATCACCAGAAAAGGTAGCACTCATGTTATGAGAGTGACCACTACCAGAACCAGCGCTTCCTGTGTTAGATGGTTGATCACCTGCTGGTGCACCAGGTTGAGCTTGGTTGTGTTGTCTAGGGGTACCACCAGGATAAGTTGTACCCTTTGGGTGAGTATGTGAAGCTAATTGAGATGTAGATAAAGTTGCATTAGCTGTTGAACCACCTACGTTCCCAGTTTTAGTTACCGTATTTGCACCACCCGTTGATGCTATAGATTTGTTATTAGATTTACCTACTGCTACATTATCAGCTAAATTAGGTACATTAAAAGTAGATGAACCATCACCCGTTCCATAAGTTGTACCGATAACTCCAAATAAAGTTGAATACGTTGATCTTGATACAGCTGCACCATTGCACTCTAAAAATCCTGATGGCACTGATGCAGAAGACCATGGCACAATAGTTGCCGTAGGAATTCCTTCAATACCTGTAAGGTTTGCTGCGTCGAAATCATATTTTGTAGCTTCGTAATTTGACATAATTTTCCTAAGTTTTTATTATATATAAAACGGTTAAATAAGGTTGTACAACTGAAGTTGTATCACCACTAAAGTTTGCGCTCATGTTATGAGAGTGACCACTACCTGAACCTGTATTTCCTGTTGCTGTTCCATTTAAAACTGCAGCTGCATCTGC